ATGTGTCAAGCTAATTGTGCCAAGTAGGGGGAAATAATTCCAAGGCGTTGAAAACAAATGAAATTCTCATCCATTTTCTACAAGATCAAAGCGGCCATAAGCCCACAGAGCGCACCAGATACCGTAAAACCTGAAATTACCGTGACTCAAGCACCAGCGGAAGAGTTTCAGGTCGTCGCTCAGCCTCAGAGCACAGAAATGCAAGCGGTTTCAGCCTCAAAAGAAAAGCCCAAGATCGCGGCCCGGAAAAGCAAACCAGAAAAACCCCAAAAGCCCAAAGGCAAACCCGGCAGGCCAAGAAAGATTCAACCTCATCCAGTGGAAGAAAAAAAGGAGTCTGAGCCTAAAAAGGAAACTCTGGGCGAATCACCTGCTAATCAACCGCTAATTGATAAATCCCTTGTAATCAATCCAGAACAGCCAAAGGAAATCAGCACTGTTCAACAGCTTGTAGAATCAGCCAATGGATCAATTTCTGAAAATGGCGGAATTTCGCCCAAAACTGGTATCACACCGTCTTCAGATAAGCCGTGGCTTTGGAAGCCTGGAATGTCTGGAAATCCGTCTGGCAGGCCCAAAAGCAGGCTAATCAGCGAAGAATTGAAGGATTTGCTGGCCGCTGAAGATGATGGCACGCGCACCGGCGCTGAAAGGCTTGGGAGAAAGGCCATGGCGCTCGCGGAGCAGGACAAAGACGGCTATCTCAGCCTAGCAGCTATCAAAGAGATCACAGACCGCGTAGAGGGCAAGCCGGTGCAAACGTCCAACGTACGCGGGATTATGGTCATGATGCCGGCTGAATCCGTGCTCTCGTCTGCTTTCGAATCGCCTGATCCTGACAATTAAAGATGTAGTAGTGTGCCGCTATAAATCTGCATTACTGCGTTGATACCAAAAGAGTTAGCCAGTGTTCGGCACGATGGTAATTGTGTCACTAATCACCCGCTCCTGACCGCTACCACTGCCCGACCCTCATGCCCTGCCTGTTGACGCCTCTCAGCCCATTTGCAGGCGATTAGCAGCCAATTGGCGGAAGGTTTGAAAGATGGTTGGGAGTCCCTTTTCAGGGCCGGGCAGGGAACTCCCCCTAGGGTGGCGGAAAATAGGGATATCGTCTCAGCCGTAGCGTAAATAAAAACTGGCCTCTGGTATAAATATACCGAAATGGTGGTATAATTAGACCATGGCACCAATGACCAGGGTTCCGGTTTATGAATGTGAGTGCGCGAATTGCGGCGAGAAGTGGGTAACACGGAAATTGGAGGCACCGAAGCGGTGTCCATACTGCCACAGCCGAAAATGGAATGCGCGGACGGCTGTAACGGCAGATGCAGGAGTCGCAACAGTTAGCGTGGTTGCCCCTAAAAAATCATCTGGAGTCCCACGGGAAGGGGCGGCGTTGAAAATCAACGGCATTCCGGTAGTTGAGGATGAGCGGATGGAACCTGGCAGTGCGAAGATCGTGAATGAGGCCCCAACCGTGAAGATGTGCGAGAAGCATGGACAGCCCTTGGCGACGTGCAGCGGGGCATCATGCCGGATCGCGCGGGAGGAAAGGGAAAGGCGGATGCTGTGAGCGAACCGATTGAGCGGATTTGGTACACGCCTGAGATGCTGAAGATTCTTGAGGCGAATATGAAGCCTTGGGTGTTCGCGGTGGCGTTTAGCGACTTGCCGATTCCGATGGCGCTTGAGCGGTACAGTACATACCGGCAGCAGGCGGAAGATAACAGGATGAGGAACGGGTGAGCGGGACTGTCTACGTGGTTTGCGAATCGGATTACGACAATACCACTGTCCGCGCTGTTTTTCCAGATAAGGAATCAGCAGATGCCTATGTCGCTGAATTGGACGCGCCGGAACTGGCAAGGCAGATTGCGAGCGAAGTCACTCTTCACGATGGTCGCAAGGTTTATCGCTATGTGCGAAATTCTTTCTGGGTCGGGGAAGCCCCGATGATGGAAAGTAAACTGAATCCTGCGGAGATTGGCCAGTGACGGACTTCGTAGTGGATGAGCAGGAAGTGGTAGACCGGCAGCGGATTGATGTGCTGGCACGTCAGGAATCTCCAGATTGGGTGCCGTACAGGTTCGATCCTACCCTTTATGGCTTGATGGAGAAGGCTATAAATGGAGAACTTAATATCTATTACTCCGTAATTCCATTTGGAATTGTCATGCCATTTTCTCGGGCCGCTATGGAATCAGTAAGATATAACAGCCTATGGCGCGGAATAGTATCCTGCGCCATGCAAGAGTGGAGGAGTGGAATTTTTCGTCCTTTGCTTGTTTATCAAAGAGGCTATCTTTTCGTTTCATCCGATGATTATATTACTTACGCCGCGTGTTCATATGGCGCTCCGGGTTTTGTTCCTTGTTGGGTTCTTGGTCATCCCAACCATAGCTTAATAACTGATGTGCAGGGGCCTGTAAATCCCCAAGAAGTGCTGTTTGGTTTTTCAGCTTGAAACTCCTTTTCCCATTTCACGTTATCGCAGCCTGTTTAGCAGTATGGAGGATCACCGACCTCTTTACTCAGGACAGGATCACAGTCAAATTACGCGCCAAAATCAATTCCTACCTGCTTACCTGCCCACGTTGTTTTTCTGTCTGGGCCGCCGGCTGGTGTACGGCGATTCTTGCGTGTTCGCAATTCTATGGCTGGGCGCACAATCTTGTCTGGCTGAATTGGCCGTTTGCTCTGGCATGGGTCTATCTCTGGCATCTGGAGAGCGTCACGGCGAAAAGAGTCACGGAAAAGGGCAGGCAGTTTGCCGTGGAAGTAAAAGACGGAAAATTTACCGTGAGCAGGGTTGAATTAAATCAGCAGGAAATCCAGACCATCGTAAACCAGCTTTACGCTCCGCAGCAGACGCAAGCGGCAAGCGGAGATTAATGCGATGAGCAGAGTCACACATGAGCAGATAATCCGCTGTTTGCGTGAGTTTGCCGATGAACTGGAGAGCAGATCGCCAGCTAATACTCCGCAGGTATATCAGACTGGCGGTGCAACAGAGCAGTTATTCGAGTGCGGCTTGTGGATAAGGGCCGAAATTACGGATGAAAACTGCCTCTCGCGTGTAGGCAATCAATCGGAAGCAGTAAAGCGAATACCCGGCGTGCGCTTCATCAACTCTAGCAAATAAATACTTCTCAAAATGTCCATCAACAATTCAGGCTTGACAACCAAGCAGCCCTTGCTTGACTCCGTAAACTTTACGGATGTCACGCCTTCGAACCCAATTCGCGGCGACCTGATTACGGCCCAAGGCGCAACTCCGCTATGGACACGCCTGCCCAAAGGACTTGCCAATCAGGTTCTCACGATGGACGCGACCGCTACAGACATAATTTGGGCGGCTCCGGCAGGCGGCGGAGGAAGCGGAACAGTAACGTCATTCAGTGCTGGGAATTTGTCTCCAATATTGACTACTTCGGTAGCCACACCGACAACAACTCCAGCACTGAGTTTTTCTTTAAGCAATGCATCCGCTCATTCGTTTCTGGGAAATAATACCGGCGGATCGGCGGCTCCTGCTTATGTTCAGCCTAATTTTACCGACTTGGCAGGCTCGGTAGCGGCTGGGCAAATGCCTGCCCTCACCGGAGATGTTACGACTTCGGCGGGAACAGTAGCTACGACACTGGCAACGGTGGCCACTCCCGGAACAAACACAAAAATCACCTTCAATGCGAAAGGTCTGGTCACTTCCGGCGCGCAAGCATCGTTGGCTTCAGCGGACTTCGCCAATCAAGGAACCGTTACAACCGTTCTTCATGGTAACGCAGCGGGCAATCCGTCATTTGCGGCGGTGACTTCGGCGGATACTACAGGAACTTTCCCGTCAACTCCACATACGCTGTTAGATGGCTCTGTCGATTCCGATACCACAGCGGGAACGGTAGCGCGCGGCGACCTGATTACCGGACAGGGCGCAAGCGCAAAATGGACAAGACTCGCGAAGGGTACGGCTAATCAACTTTTGGCGATGGACGGAACAGGAACGGATGTTGTCTGGGCTCCGCCTCCGGGCGGAACAGGAACGGTCACAAACGTAAGTGGCTTGACTCCGCTGTTTACGACTTCTAATCCTACAACCACTCCGACATTTGCGCTGTCCAATGCAGCGGCTAACACCGTGTTCGGAAACAATACCAGCGGAAGCGCCGCTCCGGGATTTCAGTCTCTTGTTAAAGCCCAGCTTCCCGCCGTGACGATGTTCACGGACGCAAGCCAGACGATGAGTGCTGGAACGATCTTCGGTGCGGACACACTCATTGCTAAATATTGGGGAGGCGCACCAGTATTCGATGCAACGCAGTATGCTGGGGCAGACCCCTGCGCCAAGATTCTCGCGGTCTATTCAGATGCAGCGTATTTAGCAGCGGCAATTGCCATCGTTGATGCCACAGGGTTCACCGGAAGCCAGAACTGCGCTTCGAACTTCTTGGCAATCACGCGGCCAACCTGGATCAAACTGGGCAACGTTACGCTCCATGTGACGGTAAATCTGGCAACGCCGTTTTCTACTGGTGTTCTTGCTGCCCCGGCTACTCCTACAGCAAACGCTACAGCGACCACAGGCGGAACTCTAAGCAATGCTGTTTTCGTCCGCACCGGCTATGTGACCGCGTGGACGAATGAGAACTCCCAGCAGTTTGGGCCATCTGCCGAACTAACTGTTGCGATGAATGCGGCCTGTGCAGGCACGCCAACCTGCACCGCCACAATCAATTCTCCGGCGGCCGTGGTTGGGGCGTATGGCTATAACATTTTCGAATCGAACACGACGAACACAGAGAAGAAGTGCAATGGCGCTCCGATTCCGCTGGGCGTAACCTACAAGATCACCGCTAACTGCGGCGGTTCCGCCGTCAACACGTCCAACCTAGTCTCTTACATAGCCGTAAACATGCTAAGCGGAGTAGGAGACAACACACAGATTTCGTTAGAAAATGCCGCTGCTTCGATAGATGCTGTTACGAATGCGACCTGGAACTGGATGTTTCGGGACATGAGCATCATATCCACGCTGACCACGCAGTCAGTCAACGGTATGCTCCAGCTTGGCAACTCTCAGCAGGCGGAGAATATTACGTTCTCTGGCGGTGGGAATCACATCTATATCGTCGGTTCAATGGTGACGGTGAAAAAGACCCGCCACTATGGATTCACGCAGACCACAGGGCCCGTTGCCGGGATCACCGCGTTCAACACGAAATGGGTCAGGATCGAAGACACTATCTTCTCAAACTTTACCTTCCCGGTGAGCCCTACTCTAAACAACGGAATCTCTCTGAATCAATGCACTATCTGCACAGTAGACGGAGTTCGTTCGGATAATGTCGATAACTCCCTGGCGGTTAACGGCGGGTCGATGCTAGTAGCAACGGGTGACGGAACGGCGGCCAATGCCAGCTCGCACGTCATCTTCACCAACTTCCAGTGTGATTCCCTCATCAACGTCAACTGCGCTGATTTTCTGAACTTCACGCACGATTCAGAAATGTCTAACGGAACCTGTCGGAACACAAACAACGTCGCTGGGTTAGGCGCGAATATCCTTGGCGCGGATTGTTTCGACATCTTCATGGCCGCGCATATCAACCTGACAAATCTTATCGGCAATCATCGCGGCGGGACTGGCGGGGTTTGCTGCCCAACGCTAGAAGCCTATTCCGTTTCCGATATGACGGTGAATGGCTGCGAATTCAGCGATGACCAAGGCAACGAAGGAGTAAGGATTGTAGGTAGTCCAGCGGTAACATTCAATGGCGTAATTGCCAGCAGAAATCTCAATTCCGGTATCGTTCTGGCCGATTTGTCCTCAACCGTAACTTGTAATGGTACGACGACAGTGGCGTGGGTTAGCGGACAGCCCTTCGGCCCGTGGCAGCCGGGAACGCAGGTTTGGATTGGTGCAGGCCCAACGGCCTTCAATATCGCTTCGGTAACAGATTTTCATACGATGATTCTAACCACTACTTGTGGTTTGGGAGCATCACAGGCATTTGCGGTTTACACGCAGGACACGACAATCAATGCGGCCAAACTGGATGACAACGGTCAGGCAGGCACAGGCACAGGCGTAAGGACTGGATTGGCTGAAGGGATTTATGTTTCCGGGCATTCGCAGGTAACGATCAATAGCGGAAGCGCCAATGATAACGCTCCTGTTTTGGCTAATAAGCATCAGCAATATGCGGCGAGAACAGAAAACTCAGCCCGCATGGTTGTAAACATGATGGACGGCTCAGGCAATGGTGGTGGTAGCAACTGCCTTAAAGTGCTGAAGCCCATGGGAGCAACAACAGAATGGTTCTGCGATTCATCGGGGTTGTCACCTGTCCTGACAACGGACGGGGCCACAAACAAGATTGTCTCCCTGACGCCGGTAATCAGCAATTTCGGCATGAACGATCAAGGTCAGGCTGCAACTGTTGCCGACTCATCCGCAATCAATACCACAGAAACGATCATCGTAAAGACATTGGCTATTCCTGCAAACCGGCTTGTGGCGGGGACTCATATTCGCGCAATCCTTACCGGAACCTGCAACTCCTCAGTCGCTAATACTTCAACTTTCACGCTGCGTATGGGAACTTTGGGGACGACTGGAGACACGGCGATTGCTACTCCCGTTACCGGAGTGGCAGGCACAGGGGCCACAGCGGTTCCGTTCAGGGTAACAATTGATTTCACCATTCGCACGATTGGCGCATCTGGCACTGGATTCGTTACGTTTACGCTTGAGAGCAACGGCCTTACTGGAATCGTGGCGGCACAAACTCCGGTAATCATCATGCCGACCATGAGTGCTTTCAATACGCAGACTGCCAACAACATCATCAGCGTAAGCTACAAGAGCGCGGCAACGACCACGACCAGCACATTCAAAGAGGGCGTGATCCAGTTCGTAAACCTGTGATATGCCGCGCCGGACAAAAAGCAGTGCAATCAGTTTTAATACCACGGGCGACAACACGGTGGTAGCGGCCAACGCACAAGGGCAGATACACGTTCATGGAATACTTTTTACCGTGGATGCGGCGACAAACATCACAATCAAGAGCGGCGCAACTTTGCTCACGGGTGCTTTGGTATTCACCGGGAGCGGGTCTTCTATGACGCTTGAGATCAACATGGATGAGCCTTATTTTTCCTGCCCTACGAACACGGCTTTTATTATGAATCAGTCAGGCACGGCGCAGGTTTCGGGGGTGCTTCATTACACTTCCGGCTAATCGGTATCAGGCAGGGAGAGTTGGGATTCATAACGTGCTTCCCTTCCCTAGACCTTGCATCTGTATAAGAGTGCCGAAATTTCTGGTGAAGTTTCTGGAATTTCTGCACATCAAAGTTTACGAATAAGGAGAACCACCATGAGCACTACGCCTATCGTTCCGAACCTCGCATCCGTTTGCAAGCACCTTCACACCAAGAGGCCATTCAATGACCACACTCTTGTGTGTGAAGACTGCAAAAAGGACATCACGGGAATGCAGGATGCACCAGCAACCCCAGCTCCGAAACCAGCGGCAACGCCAGTGGTTGTACCGACCGCGTAACAACGAGGTAAAGAATGCCTTACCCAAGTAAAACCATTCTGGCCTTCCCGTCGCAAACCGTTAATCCGGCGGGAAGCCCTTATTTGTCTTCCAAAATAATCATTGTCGAAAACTACACGGCGGCGATTATCCGCCTGACCACGGGAGCATTGACAGGCACGACTTCTCCGACCTTGAACTGCTATATCCAGCAGGGTATGAGGGTTCCTGTGGCGAGTGATACCGCGCTTCAGGATGTGCAGGGATTGGATGCCAACATTGTTTGGAATGATTTTGGCAGTTTGACTCAGGTGGTTGCGTCCAGCGCGAACATCTGGGCAAGCGTGGTCGGCGGCGGAAGCGTAGTCGGCGCGGCGAAGGACGGAACATTGACGGCAGGATTTGCCAATGGGCCTCTTGGATCACTGTGGCGCGTCAAGATTGTGGTGGGCGGAACGAACGTCAGTTGGGCAACCGTGCAAGTGGTCATCCAGCTAATCCCGTGAGGAGGGTTTATGTTTGAAGTCACAAACCAGCAGCAGACCAAACACACATCTCAGCGTAGCGGCGGCATGGGATCTGGCAGGGGTCGCGCTTGAGTTGCCAGCACCTTAACTTTAATGCTTCGGTTGACGTTATCAGGCTTACCGACAGCAAGGATGAATCTAAGGTAAACGGTTATTCGGCTGAAATACGCATCAACTGCATGGAATGTGGCACGCCTTTCGAATTCATAGGCGTGGATGCTGGAATGATGCCGACGAAGCCGATGGCGAGCGTAGATGCTCAAGAGTTGCGCGCCCCAATTAGACCAAAGGGATGCAGGATAATGCCAGCAATACCTGGTTTTACGGTGAGAGCGCAATAGGAAAACGTGGCTAAGTTTGACATTGAAACATGGAAAAAGCAGCGGCAGGAATGCCGTACCAGTTTATTCCGTCTCTGCCAGGTGCTCGACTACAAAGACGTAGGCAGACCGCATATTAGGATTTACAAGCACGTCCAGCAGTTTCTTGGCGGCACGGAACCGGGCAAGCAGGTAACGGTCAGAGACGGCGCAGGATACAAACCAGCGTGTTCGATGTGGGAGCTGAAAGGGCCGCGCAAGAGATTGAATCTTGTTACTCGCGGCGGGTTGAAAACAACTATTCTTTCGCAGGCCCATAAAATCCAGTTCGTAATCAACTACCCGGATGTAAGGATTTTGCTTGGTTCGGCGCAACTCAGCCGCTCAAAAGATTTTCTTCGCGGCATAAAAGAGCCGTTCCTGAAGAATGAAAAGTTCCGCTGGCTGTTTCCTGAATACTGTCCGAAGATAAGTCCGACCGGACATCTGGAAGATTTTGGCAATGATGAGCAATTTACGATTCCCTGTAGACGGACATCGGCCATCAAAGAGCCAACTTTCCGTGTTTGCTCCGCTGATTCATCAGTTGCCGGAGGTCACTACGAAGTGATTGACGTGGATGACGGCGTGGAAGACCAGAATACTAGGACTCCTGGCGGAATTGAGCAGACAAACAAATTTATTGCTAGCCTCTGGCCTCTTTTAGAGACTTCAACCATCGCTCCGGGGCATGGCTGGTTTACCCTGACAGGAACGATTTACAGTTTTTCTGATAGGCACTTCACGATTTACGCGGAAGAGGGAAAAAAGCCAGAAGAAAAGCGAGCATGGTCAGTGCTTTACATTCCTGCGGCAACAGAATACGAACGTGGGGCAGCACTGCTCGACGCTTACGAAGAGAAAAAGGAAAAAGGCACAGAAAAAGAGATTGCCGAGGCAGAAATCGCACTGAATGAGTACAAAACCAAGCATGTTTGGTGGCAAGACCGCATTTCCATCGAAGCGTTGCGGAAAATCGAGAAAGACCCTGCGCTAGGGCCTGGAATTTTGTATCCGCAGTACCTTTTACGCCCTCTACAGGACAAAGACGGTCTGATTAAGTCCGAAGGCGACATCAAATGGATTCCACGCGCTGAATTGAACCAGCTTGCGCCGCGAATCAACTGGAATGTTACGGTTGATCTTGCAGGCATGGGAACTTCTGAAGGCAAAGATGCCGATTATGACGTGATTAACCTTCACGGCTGGGGAACGGATGGCCGTTGTTACTTCGACAAGATCATTTGGGGCCGTATTTCTCCCGATGACGTGATTGAGTGGCTGTTTAAACTCTGGAAGCAGCAGCCGCGCATCATGTTTTTTAAGATTGAGGCCGAAGCTCATTCAAGGGTTTTGGGACCGTTTCTGCAAAAGGCCATGGCGCAGCGCGGAATCTATCTTCCAGTGATGGAAATAAAGCGCGATAACACGGTATCTAAGCGTCATCGTATTCGTGGAACGCAGCCTTACTGGAAAAATGGGGCATTCAGGTTTTGCGAAGACATTGACGATGCGGCCAAAGATCAGTTGAAGTTGGAAGCCAAGTATTTCCCGAAGTTCAACCACGATGACATTCTGGACACGATAGCAGACGCGCTGCAATCGCGTGATGGCATTGTGCCTGATGTGCAAGGCCGCACTGAAAATATTCTCCCCGATGCCTCCATTACGTTTGACGGGCAGTTGAAGGAGTGGCAGGGCATACCAGTCGAGAACCTGAGCTGGGCAGCGTTACAGGGGATTCAAGAGCAGGAAGATTACTTTGGGCAGGTGGAATAAACAGGTAAGCCATCTGCTACGGCCCAAGAAAATATTATAAGAGCGGGAAGGAAGACGTGTCTGAGGAAATACAGGAACTTCGCTTAGAGATATTGAGACAGTGGCATTCCAATCACACGGAACACTGTACAAATGACTGGCCGCATGATGGCGTATGCCATTGGCCGCTTCCAAAAGTTCTTTCGTCCATTACGACCAATGAGGTCTGCTCGCTTCTTGGGCAGCTTTGGGAATGAGGTAAATATGGAAGCTAATAATTTCCTAGATGTTTACATAGCATACCTGCTCAGCTTTTTGCGGCCTCCGACTGGCAGAAGAAAAATAAAAACACTCAAATAAGTAGTCAATAAATGGCCTCACCGGAAAGGAAATATTAAATGAGTTTCGTGAGTTTCATAAAGTGTAACCAGTGCGGGGAAAAAGGGGAGTTTCAGCGCCATGCCTTGAGCGCCAATGCTGTTCCGCAAGGATGGTTCCATGTCACTACGGGCGAACTTTTCAGTGGGCATCATTTCTGCTCATGGAAGTGCCTGAATCAATACTCACTTGATGGCATGTCGGGAGAGTCAGTAAGGCTAGAGAAGCAAGCAGTCGGCTAACAATGGCATCCCCCGCAGTCACGCAAAATCAAAATACCGATACGGCCTTAACGACTGCCGAAACTCAGCAGATTGTTGTCGATCCGCAAGAGTGGAACAGTGCGTTTGCCAAGAAGATCACTCTGCAAGATTTTCAGACCATGGAAACCTTCAGAGCGCAGAACCATGACCGCCGTTTTCGCGAATCAGACAGGCTTTTGACGGGCTGGAGAGCGCAGAGAAACTGGGAAGGCACACGGATTCCGCGTTCCAACGTGCCGATTTACATTGGCCTGCAAGAGATTGAAGTCCTGCTACCTCGTGTGCTGTCCGTAATCTTCTCGGACAATCCGCCATTTGAGTTCATGCCGGAGCCGGGAAGCCCACTGGGAGCTGCCTACGCCATAAAGAACATGATTTCCGCGCAATTGCGGGATGTAGGCAAGCCGGGACAGTTCTTGACCATCAGAGAAATTTGCCGCCGTGCCTATAAATCAGGGCTGACATACGGAGCAGGGCCGATTGAATTTGCATGGATGATACAGCCGGTCAACCGCACGATATACGACCGGCGCGTGGTAGCGGACATGGCCACGGTACGCGACCCGCAATCTGGACAGAACATTCAAGTTGCCACGGGCAAGATGAAGATTGTGGCGCAACAGATTCAAGACCGGCGCATTGTGTCAAAGCCTCTACTCTCGACCGTGGACGTTCGAGACTTTTATGTCGATCCGAACTGTACGAGTCCCAATCCGAACGATGGCCAGTTTGCCGCGACTCGGCACCTGTTCACGATTGAGGAGATGAAAGATTATTCCACTCTGCCGGGATTCGATATTCCGAAAGACGACAAATACCTGATTGAACTAGCCAACAAGAAATTCACCACGCAGGGTGACACATCAAAACAGGTACAGGAAAGCTGGCGCGGCAACCAGCATACGCCCACGGTAGATTCATCGGCTGACCCGGCGTTAAAGCGGATTGAGTGCATCCGTTACTGGAGGAAAAACCGCAATGTATGGCTTTTGGGGCGGGAGCACGTTGCTTATAACCAGTGTAATCCGTACGCAATGCTGCCATTCCTTAACTCTTTTTACACAGATTTTCTGGGCAGATTCTACGGTTTCTCGATATGCGACCTGGTTGAAGGCGATCATAAACTCGCGGCGGAAATCATCAACTCCAGAATAGACGAATTGAACCTGATTATCCATGCTCCGATTGTGCGGAAGCGTGGAATGCAGATTGGGAAGAGATTCCATCCCGGAGCGCAATGGGAAACCATCGGCAATCCCCGCGAAGATGTGATGCGATTAGAGCTTGGCTCCGTCAACCCAGGAGCCTTTGCCGAAGTCAACGCTTTATCGCAGAGAGTCCAGAAGTTGACGGGAAACACGGACGCGGCGGCTTATGGAGTGGCATCGGAAGGCGGAGATTCTTCAGCGCGAACGGCGCATGGAGTAGCGGCGAAGACAGCAGCGGCCAACAGCAGAGTCGAATATCAGGTAGAAAACTTTGAAGACCAGTTCCTTGAGCCTCTGCTGTACATCATGCTTGCACTCAACAAAAAGTATCTTGATCCGAATACGCTTTTGCAGTTGGCGGGGCCAGATGGTCAGGTTATCCATTTAGACCCATTGACGATCATGAATGCCGATGGGCAGTTTGAAGTCAGGGCATCGGCCAAGATGAGAACTCGGCAAAGTCTTCAGTCTGGCGGGCTTCAGGTTCTCTTGCAAGACTACTTGAATCCTGCATATCAGGAACAAATGGCCAAAGCTGGCAGAGCCATCAACTTTGACAACATTGACCGTCTGGTTTGCGATTCGCTGAATATTCCGACTCAGCAGTTAACGCGGCCATTGACTCAGCAAGAGATTCAGGCCCAGCAGAAGCCGCCGATGGTGGAAATGATTCGTATGATGATGCAGGAAGCGCGATTGAAGTCTCAGGAAACGAATCAAGAGGCGGCCGATGAGACGAAGCTGATGGTTGCGGCACTGAGCAAACTTTTGACGCCTGACATAGCGCACAAGATAGCAGGAATGCCGATGCCAGCGGAGATTCTGGCAGATGCGCAGCCGAAACAGCTAACAGGAGGACAGCAATGAACGACAATCTAAACAGAACCGCTCTAGGGGTCATGGCTGGAGGGCTAAATTCCAACGCTACCTCTGGTACTGCATCGCAGGCGCACCAATCGCAGCAGAGTTTCATTGGAACTGCGCAAGGAGGGCTATCCTCGACAGGCGGTTCGATTGGCGGTATGCAGAATTGCGGCTCTCTCGGTTGGTGGCCATATCAACAGTCACCATATACCTACACTTACTATTTCCCGTTCGTCCCGTATCAGGCACCGAAGCCAACGGTTGCTGAAGTTATCGCTCTTTACAAGAAAGAATTCGGCAAGGACTGGAAGCGCATGTTCGCGCAAACAGTCAGAGTGGAAGCGCGGTAGTGAGCGACGACCCCAAAACCTTCGAGCAGGAACTTGCCGAAGTTTCCGAGAATGCAGAATGGGCGCAAAAACGGCCGTTTTCTGACCTGCTTGCAGTTCTGGAAGATTGGGAAAACGAAGCCCGAGAATCCATGATTAACAACATGTCAAGTGAGCAGGCATGGAACCTTCAGCAGCGATGGGCGCAGCGCGAAGGATTGGTCAGAGGCGTAAAGATGTGGCGCGAAACCATGATTAAAGAACGTGACAACATGATTGAGCAACTAAGACAGGAGCTTCAAAACGCATGAGCACTCCAGTAATTACACCGTCCGCTGATCCACAAGTACAGACAACCCCAACTCCGGCAGGAATGCCTCCGCCAGTTCCGGTACAGCCGCGTGACGATGCAGGGCGGTTCGCGCCAGTTCCGCAGGCTGCGCCAGCCTCTACGCCTACTCCGGCACCTGTAGCGACCCCTGCTGTGCCTGTGGCAACACCAACGCCCACACCAGCGGCACCGTACACCCTCAATGACCTCGGGAACGGCCAATTTGAGGTCAAATTCTCCGACTTGCCGGAAACGTACAAAGGAACGCAGGCAGAACTTCTGCCGAAGATTGCCGAAGCCCTATACAACACAAAGAAGTGGGCGCAGACCCAGAGACAGACACCTCCGGCCCCTGCGCCAGTTCCAACGCCTACTCCTGCTCCGGCCAATTCACGCTTTGCTGATTCCGTAGAAGAGCAGGCTGCTGGACAGTTGCTAGACCTGATCGCCAAGAAAGCCGGATACGATAAGGGCGATGATCTTTTGCAAGCCTTGAGCCATACCACTTCCACGGCTGACGATTACCAGAGCAACCAGCTTGCAATCGGTTTTCAGGCCCAACAACCGGACTTTAACGGAACGCCGGAGAATATCGACAAACTGAGTCAGACCATCGGCATGTTTGTTGGCAGCGACCAGGCTTGGGCGCAAATGGCACCAGCGCAGCAGTTGAATGCGATGAGGGCTGCTCACGCCTTCAATCTGCAAAACAAGATTTATGAACCGCGTCCAGCAACTCCAGCAACCGCTACGCCCACCGTGTTACCGCCTCCGCCTGTGCCGACTGGAAAGGCACCACAGGATGCGTTTTCCGGCGTACCGCCTGAACTAGTGCCAACCGTGAACGATACGCAGGCGCAGATTTTGGAGAAAATCGGAAAACTGAAAGCCATGGGATATAGCCAGTGAGTAGTTTGGTCGGGAAAGAAGGAATCGAACCTTCACCACATGTTCCCAAGACATGGATGCAGCCATTACACCATATCCCGACTTTTGGTGGACAACCGGGAATCGAACCCCGAACTCTCGGTTGCAGGCCGAGCGTGTTCCCGTTAGCACCAGTCGCCCACTGGACGGCGGAGCGAGAATCGAACTCGCGCATTATCGGTTTTGCAGACCGACGCCTTTCCGTCTTGGCTATCCGCCGAAATTGGGGCCAACGGAGCGATTCGAACGCTCATCTCGCGGATACAAGCCGCGCATTCTGCCGTTGAACTACGAAGGCACAAACTTGGGGCGGGCTGGGGTAATCGAAACCCCTTCTCTGGTTTGGAAGACCAGGGCAC